GACGATGATGAGTGGTTTATTCCAGAAGACGCAGTAATAAAAGTATGATTATGATTACAACTAAAATGTATAAAATAGGAGCGGCTATACTGATTATATTATCAGTAATCCTACTAATATTTTATTTAAGTAGCCGATTATCTGAAGCTAATTCAAAGCTAGGAAGTTATAAGAACAACACTTATAGCTTGATGTCTGGAATGAAAACATTAAAGTCAGATTCTGCCGGTCAAACTGTACAGATACAAGCACTTACTCTTGAAAAATCAGAGTTCAAAAAATATCGTGACTCTTTAACCGAAGTAATTGATAATCTTGGGATTAAGCTTAAAGATGTCCAGTCTACATCTACTCAAAAGCTTGTAGTCGAGGCGAACACAAAAGCTAAAATAACTTACAAGAAAGATATTAATGATACCACAAAAACAGTTGGAACCGCTGAAGAAAGTAATAAGAATATTGATGTAAAGACCACAATAAAGAACGACTCTGTATTCAATACGTTTAATCTTTCAGTAACATTGAATCAGATTACAAGTATAATTCCAAAGCATAAGTTCCTTTTCTGGCAATGGGGTATAAAAAGTATCAAGCAAACGATAACTACAAATAACCCATATGTAAAGTTAAATTATGCTGAATACATAAAAATAAATTAGGATTACCCCAACCACGATAAATGGTTGGGGCTATTCTTTTTAAATAAACAAATAATCAGGTCATGGAGTTACATATTAGAGAAAGGGTGTTGATACCTAATATTTTCCCTCAAAACGGTAAATATTCAGAGTACAATTTGAAAAAGTCAATTTTGGCAAAGATCGTTCTTTCCAAAGAAGACATTAAAGAGTATAATGTAAAGCAGCTAGAGGGTGGACAAATACAATGGGATCCCAGTAAAGATTCAGAAGTTCCATTAATTGTGGAATTTACAGAAGATGAGCTTAATTACATGAAGTCTTGCAGTGAAAAGAAATCAGAAGAAAATCTCGCAGATGATATGTGGGACACAATCGAAAAAATATATGATGCCACAGCAGAAAAAGCAAAAAAATAAACCGACATCGCAAATACATCTCTCTTTATGATTCTTTTTTTCATGTTAAGTTTTTATTTTATAGCGGCATTGCACACACAGCATTGCCGCTATTTTTAATCAGTAAATAATATGCTATGGGATTAGTAGAACCTAGAAATATAAACATAGAATTTAAACCATCCACAAGACAATATCAGCTTTGGAACTTGCTTCAGCCTAACAGATGCCCTAAGTGCGGTGGTACTATTAGTCAGCAAGAAGACGGAACAGATAGGGATGGTAATAAGAAATACAAACCCGTATGTGATGTATGTGGAATGACTGACATACCACAGCTAATACTTGGAGGTGGTGCTGCTGGTGGTGGTAAATCATTTATAGGATCATGCTGGCTAGTATCCAGTTGTATGAGATTTGAAGGTATTAGAGCTGTAGTTGCCCGTAAAACCTTAAAGTCTCTTAAGGGTTCTACATGGAATACCATAAGGACTGTTTTAAAACTATGGGGATTAAAAGAGGGAGAGAACTATAAGATAAATAACCTAGACATGACTATCACTTTCTGGAACGATTCTATAATAATCGCGCAGGAAATGACAGATTTGCCTTCTGACCCAAACTTTGAGAGATTTGGATCTTCAGAATATACTATAGCATTTGTCGATGAGTGTTCGGAAATTTCAGAAAAAGCTATAGAAGTTTTGTTCTCTCGTTTACGTTGGAAAGTAGATGAGACGTTTAAGATTTCAAGAATGCTTATGAGTACGAACCCTACAGTTAACTGGGTGCGTACGAGATTTGTGCAAGACGATGAAGGTAATCCAGCAATATGCCGGCCAAAAGAAGCTTATGTTAGATTTACCGTATTCGATAACCCTAATGAAAAATTTAGACAGACATATGTAGCCTCTTTATATATGATCAAAGACAAGGCTACCAGAGAAAGACTTCTATATGGTAACTGGGATTTCGTTGAGGCTAATGATATGGCAGCTTACTGGAACTTCAATGGAGACATCCATTTAGTACAGGGGTTGAAGGAAAATGTTTACAATCCGTTAAATCCACTTATAGTAGGATGGGATTTTAATGTGGCCCCATATATGAGCACTCTTTCAATACAAATAAACTATGATAAAAAAGAGTTCTATGTATTGGAAGAAACCCTGGGAAGACCACAAGAAAAGGAAAACAACACTCCCAGACTATCTAAGAAGATTAAAGAGAAGTATTTGAATGAACGGCATTTAGGAGGATTAATAATAACAGGAGATCCGGCGGGACTTGCGCGTAGTACGCAAACAGAAAATAACACCAATAACTATACTATTATATTAGATAACATCAAAAGTCCTATCTTAAGACCGAGGTTGCAAATAATGAAATCCCAACCTCCACAGATAACTAGATTGGAATTTGTGAATAGTATATTTAATAATTATGATGGCTGGAAGATAATGATAGATTTAAGGTGCCGTAAGTTGACGGAAGATCTTATTTATCAAAAGAAACAGTCAGATGGTACAAAGTGTAAGGCTAAGACACTAGATGTAAATACAGGGGGTAAATCGGAGAAATACGGTCACTTGTCAGATGTTCTTGATTATGCCCTATGCCAGTTTTTAGATAAGTCTTGGAATAAGTACAAGGGATTTTCTGGAGGAGTAACAACAAGTAATATACAAGCCTACGGTGGCTTTGATTTTTAAAATTATGTATAGACGTTTTTTAAACAATAAAGATTATCTGGGTAGTGTTAGCGTAAGTTCCATCGCCCAGTTAATAGGCACTGGAACTAACCAGGACCTTACAAAATACGATAAGGCTGAAAGAGTTGCTGAATCCGCTGTTACAGAATATTTGACAGAAAGCTATGATATTGAGGGGGAGCTTCTAAAAGGTAAAAACATTCTCAATTATAGCAGAATGATAACCTATCCAGTAGGTTCTCACTTTTATATGAATGGAGATATTTGCAGAGCTATTGTAAATATAAATGGTTATAAGGCTCCTACATCTACAGTATATTGGGAATTGAACATAAATCTTGAAAAAGATTCACCCGGAGTAGTTCCTTATTCTCAAATAGAAACATACAAAGAAGGAGATAATGTTTATTTTGGTGGGGGAGTATATACTTGTATGTACCACAATGGATACAGCTTCAATGATATAAGAGTGCCTGGAGTTAACGCATGGGATGTAATTCAAACATACGATTGGCAACCTACACCATATACTCTTTGGGAGGTAGTTAAATTTGATAGTCATTATTATACGCTTACAACTTTGACCGGGTACGATAATATAGTTGATCCAAAAACATCAACTTGCTGGGGGCTTATAGGAAATTATGACAATACACTTGACACCTATGAACTTAGTAATCATGAGTATGTGGTTTATAACGATAAGGTATATTATCCAATAACAAATCCTAATGCAGACACTCCAGTTCTAAATACTAATATTGATAACGATGATCCAAGAAACGAAAGCCTTGTAACTCACATGATTCAATTAGCGGTATTTGAACTATACAAGCAAATATCTCCAAACAATGTATCTCAATTCAGGATAGTGGATTACGATCACGCTATGGTATGGCTTAAAGACTGTGCTAAACTAAAAATAAATCCAAAACTGGATAGAAAAATTGATAGAAATACAAATGAACCGGTATCAAACTGGCAGCTTGGAACATTTGAGAGACAATTTAATCCGTATGAAAATCCTTGGCAAATATAAATAGAATAACCCCAGACAAAATTAATCGCCTGGGGTTATTTTTAAATTTCTGTTTCATCTGAAGGAAATGTGCTTTCATCAATATCACGTTTGCCTTCTGTTTCACCTGACGGAAAAGATCTATACCCTTTCTCATCCACTTCTGATTTATACAACATATTAATTAAAAATTGGTTGTCAATCTTTTTTAGGTTTTTTGCCATCCGATAAACATGAAATTATCGTTATTATCACACCTATAATAAGAATAGCTATTGCTAACACTATAGGTGCCCATAATGGAGCAAAAACCCACCACCATGACCAAGCTATCACCTTACACAATTTAAGCACCAAAAATGCTATAAACAAGGCCCCAGCGAACCCTAAACCTCCTGTACTTTTCTCTATTACTTTACTCATATTATAAATTATTTAAGACTATATTCGTTTGTTTCACACAAAAAATTCTTCTTAGATTTTACACTAATATTATTTTCTTTACAAAAAATATTTACAGCTTCAAGTATTTTTTCCACCTCTTTGTTGTATTTTTTAATAGAATTTTTTGGGATTAAAGCAAGACAAGACCCCCAATCCATTGTTAGATAACTATTATTAAATCCACTACCATTTGGATGAGTAGCGTTCAATTGATTTAAATATTCATTTTTCATAATCAAAAATTGTTATTAAAAACTTTCCAATCAGTTGCAAGAAAATCTGTTTCATTGGGAGTAAAAATAGATCCTTTGTAATAATAATTGTATGAATGGAATTTCCCATCTTCTTTACAATAAAATATAGCCATAACTGTATCTGGATCATTATCATCTCCTATTTCACGTCTTCCGGCAAGTCCAAATTGTTTAATCAAAGATAGAGCCACTCTTCCGGAAAGTCCTTCGCTAATTTGATAAGCTTCTTCAAAAGTTACTTCAGGAGACCAAGATTTATACCCATCTTTGTACTCAACCAAATACCCATTACGTGGATCGTCCCATTCTGCAATTTCTGGAATATCTCTTACTTTACGGCAAAACTCTTGATCTGTCATTGGTGTAGCATTAACCATCTTACACCCAACATATGTTTTCATATCATCAATCATCGTATATTTCTTTATATTTATTAGA